TCCTTGTAGCGGACGAGGTCGATGGCATCGCCGGAGAACTGACAGGCGAAGCAGTGGACACGGCCGGTTTCCCGGTTGATGGTGGCTGAGGGGACCCGGTCGTCGTGCTCCCCGGTGGGGCACTGGATCTTCACGAATCCGTCCCCACCAGGCACCGGCTTGTCGAGGTAGAACTCGACGACGTCGTCGATCGGAAACTTCCTACTCGGGCTCGAACTCGAACTCCGCAATGCCGTCCTCCAGTTCACCCATCGTGTGGAAGTAGAGATCCGTGATCTCCTCGATCAGCACCGGCGGGTCGCTCATATGTTCCCCGGCCAGATTGAGCAGCGCTACGAGCTGCTCCAGCTCCTCCAGATCCAGCGTCAGCTGGACCTTCAGCTGGGAGAGGTCAGCCATCCTGGCCAGGCTCCTTGCGGAGGTCCTCGTACATGGCGTAGATGCGGACCATCGCTTCCTCGGCCTTCTTGGTGAGGAAGTTCCAGTAGAAGAACGGGACGACCCACTTGCCGATGACGAAGCCGCTGGCCAGAATGACGGCCAGTGACAGGCCGCCGGCCCAGGACTCACCCAAGGGCCATGCCAGAGCAACGGTCAGCGGGGCCAATCCGAACAGGACCACAGACGCCGAGACCAGCAGCGTGGCCACTCCGAGGGCGATGATCTGCCAATACTCCAGAGCGCGGAGCTTCTTACCCAGACGATCAAGCATTGAGGTTCCTTCCAGTTACGTGCGACCAGGTCGCGCCAGACTTGATCTGGCTGATTGCTGCGGGGGTGACGTCGAAGATCTTGGCGATCTCCCCGGTGCGGACGCCGGAGTCGATCAACTCGACGATCCGGCGGACGTCCTTGGGCTCGAGCTTGGACTTGTGCTTGTTGTCGGAGGCAGGGGCTTCCAGCCCCGTGACCTCAGTCCAGTTCCGGCCGGTGTTGATGGCGCTGATCGTCTGCTGGGCGACGGCGAAGTCCTGGGCGATGGCGTAGCCGGCCTCGCCGGCCTGCAACCGGTCCCAGATAACCTCGACGTCTTCCCGGGTGAGGACGGACCTACTCACGACCCCTCCTCCAGATGGTCTCGGTTGCCATTGATGAGGGCGATGAATTCGCCCATCTCCATCAGCACCCACTGCTTCATCGGGTTCGTGTAGCCGCGGCGCTTGGCGACTACGATGCCGGCGAGAGCCTCGTCGTTGATCCGCTCGGCCTCGGCCTCGGCGGTCCATTCGGCGGCCTTGAGCTGTCCGCCGTAGTCCTTGACTTCTACGACGACCTTCTGGCTGTGGACCCGGAGTCCGGCGATGTCGCCCTTGTCCTTCGCTCCGGTCTTGACCCTCCGGTCAATCCGGTCGTCGATCCACTTGGCCAAGACGTTGGCAACCTGACGCTCCATCCATGCCCCGCCAGCCTTGGCCGAAGCCCTGCTGCGGGCCATCACTAGAAGCGCTTTCCGTGCTTGTAAGGCCGCGTCCGGTTGTAGTCGTGCTTCTCGGCGATGGACCCCTCGAGATCGGCACCAAGGAGGAAGGCGAGATCCCCAATGCGGATCACTGCATCGGCCAGCTCGACCATGAAGCCCTCAGGCTTCAGCATGGGCCGGCGGACGCCGTCGATGGTCTCCCATTCCTGCTCACTGGAGTAGTGCACGACCTCACGGTCCTCATGCTTGAAGGTCTGCGAGTAGTAGACCTTCAGGGGATCGTGGCCCTTGCGGAGTTCCTCCAGCGCCTCGGAGATCTCGGAGTGGATCAGGTCAAGCTTCTCCGTGATGGCCAGCTGGAGCTGGCGCCTGTAGGCGGCATCCTCGTGGGATGCCAGATCCACCGGCGGCCTTACCGGCCATTCGTCGTGGAAGCCGTGGTCCCGGCTGTTGACGCCGGACCAGAACTGCATGTCTGCGATAGTGCGCATTGATTCCTTAGCCTTGAAAGTTCATCCGAGCCAGGTCTACGAAGACCGGCATCTGCCATTCGGCTCGGGGGTCAGCTCGGCCGTTCCTGTTCTTGACCGGGCACACGTACATCTGGGCGTTCAGCCGGTAGAGGGTGAGGACCACCTCAGGGGTCTTGTCGATCTTTCCCCTGAGGCCGGACCTCGGGACCGGCTTGTCACCGTTGGAGAAGTCCCCGGTGACGTGGTGTAGGGCGATCACCGCTGCCTTCGTTTCCCTGGCCAGTTCGTGGAGGAAGTCGCAGTTTCCCTGGAGGGCTGCGAACTCATCCCCGTCGCCGGCGTAGAGATTCATCAGGTTGTCGATCACGATGATCTCGGGGTAAACCCCGTGCTTGACCGAATAGGCTTCCACCTCGCGGAGGACGTCCTGGTCGGATGGTGAAGTGTTGTAGACGAAGGCCATGTGCCGGGTGGCCGCAGCCACCTCGGCCTCGATGCCGGCCACGTTCTCCTCGCGGATCATCTGCTCTACAGATGAGGAGTCGTAACCGGTGGCGATGCAGGCGGACCTGATCCACATGGTTGTTTCGTCGGTGTCGGCGGAGAAGTAGAGGGCGGTGTTGTGGCCGCCGTAGTCGTCACCCCGCTGGATGATCGCCTGCACGATGGCCGACTTGCCCACGCCCGAGGCCGCTGACACCAACGTCAGCTGGCCCCGGCGCATGAAGACCTCGTTTGCGTTGAGGGCTCCAATTGGGCAGTAGATCGGCGCTCCGGCGGCGGTGTTCTTACGCCTTCCCTGGTTTAGGGTTAGCAAGGGCGCCTCCTAAGAGGGATCGAGCGGCCCCACTACGAAGACCATGTTCTTGCCAAGCTCTCCGCGGTGGCAGCTGGGGCAGATCCAGATCTCATCCGCCCGGGCCTCGACGAGCTTGGCCCAGGTTTCACACCCGGGATACACGGTGTCGAGGTAGCCCTTGCAGTTGTGGAGGGCCTTCATGATGAACTTGGCCGGCCCGTGGTCGTGGTAGCGGGAGTTCGTCAGCATGTGGTGAGCCGAGTGCCCGCACTCGATAGGGAAGTCGAGATCTTCGAGGAGCACCGTCTCACAGACGGTGTCCGCCTCCATGACCGCGCTCATCAGCGGATGAACTTCCAGAACGAGTGGGTCCCCTGCATGAGGCCCATGTGGTTCGGGTCGTCCGTGCGCTCCATGCCGTCGGTGACGTTCTTGGGGCGGGGGTCAGCCCACGCCTGCCACTGCCGGCCGTTCTTGGTGCCCGTGACGAGCTTCGCCGGCTGGCCGCAGATCATCGGGGCACCGGGAGCGGCAGGGGCCGCGGCCTGAGGGGCCGGCTGCTGGTACTGCTGCTGGGGCTGAGCGTACTGCTGGGCAGGGGCCTGCTGCGCGTACTGCTGGGGCTGCTGCTGGAATGGGACTCCGCTCACGTCTGCCGGCGGGTACGCCTGCTGCGGTGCCTGCTGTGCGGGCGCCGCGGGCGCCTGCTGCTGTACGGGGGCCTGCACGGCCCGGGCCTCGAGTCCCATGCCCATGTTGAACTGGGCCTCCAGCATGTTCTGTGCGCGGCCAACAGTGGCCGCGATACCCAGGGACATCAGCTCGTTGAGCTGCTGGTCGAGCTGGGCCGCGTTCTCAGAACGCACGACGAACCACGGTGCATTGGCTCCGGGGAGCTTGATGGTGGTTGTCAGGGGTGATTCTTCAGACATTGCTTCCTTCTTCTAGCGGGTAAATCTAAGACTGGACAATGAGGTCAAATGTGCGCCCAGGACTCGCGCTTGATGATGCGAGCGATCTGGGTGGTGCCAACAGGGAAGATGCGGGCGAGGCTCTTGATGCTCTCGCCGGCCTGGTGCCGGCGGCGAATCTCCAGCACGTCGGGCTCGGTCAGCTTCGCTAGGACGTGGTCCTCGCCGCGAATGTCCGTGCCATGCAGAACCCTGTCCGCCTGGTTGGCGGCCGGCGTGTCATAACGTAGGTTGCCGAGCGAGTTGTTGCCGGGGTCACCGTCGTTGTGGCAAACCTCGGTCCCATCAGGCCGAGGACCAACGAAGGCTTCCAGCACCATCGAGTGGACAGTCCTGCACTCGAGCTGCCCATCATGCTGAAGGTGCGCCACTCGGTAGCCGGAGGCGAGAACATTGGGCTTGATGACCTTCGGGGACGCGGCCCGGCGATGCGGATACTTCTTGACCTTCCAGCTCCTCACGCGCCCGAGGTTGGAGACTTCATAGAAGTCGCCGTAGCCAGGCACTGGGACGGGCCGCCATTCTTCCTGCAACATCCACCTCCGATCTAAGTACGACAATCAAATCAAATGAACACTAAATAAGGGCTTCCACCATTTCGAGAAGTGCGACGGGCAACGATCTGCTTGTTCTTGCCCTCGCCTATGACTGCCTTGCGGAACTTGCCCATCCGCTCCAGCAGTACGTTCTTGACCCGCTGCAGCTCGGCCGTGGCTGCGGCCTCGGCCTCCTGGGCTGCTCGGATCTCCGCCACGAACTCTTCATCCAGCACGATCTCCTTATCGAGGATGTCGGGGTGGAACGTGCGGATCAGTTCGTAGCTGTCCTTGCCGGAATCAGGGTCCGGCGGGACGCCCTGGTCGGTCGCCTTGCCAGGCAGGGACTCGAAGAAGTGCCGGCCGGCTTCGAGCATTTCCTCGCCGCCGATCGAATACCACTCCTGCTCCCCCGTCTGGCCGGAGATCACCGGCTTGCTGGGGTCCCGGGGGACCAGGAATTCCCTGTAATCCCCCAGGTTCGCCAGCACGATCAGGTAGCCGTACTCGAAGCCGAAGCATTCGAGATACCAGCGGAGCTGACCAACATACTTGACTGGGCACTTGTCGTTCTCCCAGCCGTAGCCGTTCATGGAGGTCTTGATCTCCAAGACGGCCTCGGTCTCCCCCTCGAACTCTGAGATCTCTCCGGTCTCCTCGTCCACGTATTCGTAGACGGGAGCCAAAAGGCGGTCGGGGTTCGCTCCGTGCCAGGGTCGGTCCTGGTGGACAAACGACCCTGACTTCAGGACTCGAAACTCGGGGTGCTCATCGGCGAACTTCTGTGCCAGCGCCGGCTCCAGCCGGTGCCCCCATTCAAAGAGGGGGTTCTCCTCGTTGCCGTCCGGAATCAGACCGGCTTTCTTGTACCAGAGGACGTACCCAGATTGAAAGTTGTTCACACCCATGATGGACCCGATTTCAGATCCACCGATTACGTTACGACGCTGTGCGTGCCATTCGGGTGAGCCGTCTTCGTACTCACCAGCCAGAACGGCGGTGCCGACCGTGATTACTTCGGGCTCGGCGTTCGTCATCGTCACTGCGGCGGTGCCTTCCTTTCGGATAGGTGAAGGATGAAGGTGGGGCTGTCATAAGCAGCCCGAACGTGGTCGATAACCAGGTTGTAGCGGCCCGCCACTCCGCGGGCCCATTCAAGTTTGTCCAGGGTTGCATCTACGACTTCACCTTTGAAGTGTCCATCTTCGTAGACAATGGTCAGATGCGGTTCGTCATGGATGACGGCGAACGTCATGTCGACACTGGAGACCGGAAGTGTCAGGTCAGTTGTAAGACCTGAGACCTCAGGGGATGCCTCTTTCCCCTTGCGAGCCCCTTTTTGCATACCTTTACCCCCTCGTAAAGCTTCGATGCGGTGGAGTGCGGGCCCCCCAGGGCCGCTAATCCCATCCTGCATCTGATATGCGTGAATAGGAAGCTTTGCGCCCTAAGGGTTACCGCATTGTGTTGCGCAACCCCCCATTTGGGGGGGGTCAGTTCTGGTGAACGTCCACCGGCCGGCGGATGATCCAGTCATCCTCGGGGAGCCGTTCCACGTAGTAGAAGCCGCCCTTCCGGGACGCCGCGTTCGGCGGCGCATCGGGATGGTAGGCAACCACCACATTGTTTTCCTTCAGGTCCCGAAGCCAGCGGTTGAGGAGAAGCTCCTCCTCCGGACGCAACGCTGCGCCCTTCTGCTGCTTCACGATGGAGCGGAAGCGCTCCATGACTGCCGTCGCTTTGTGCTGATCAGCAATCTCCCAGGGAATCACGTCATGAACCGTGGGCTGCGGGGTCGTGAGCCCCGCCCGTTCAAGTGCCTTCCATACCGCCGCCTCCGTGACGTCGTAAGTTTCTGCGATGTCCTTCAGGCGCCACCCCTGGGAGCGAAGCCTCCGCAGAGTGGTGCTGTCGGGCAGTTTCCTGATCGCGGGCATGTCATCTCCAATCGTTGAACTAGGTAGGTGCATCGGGTATTGCTAGATAGAAGTCTATACCTTCAGCTGAATGTTGGCATCAATCGTTACCAACAGAGTTGCCTAGCCCAACGACCGAGGTTCCTGACGCCTCGATCATTTGCAACTTTCTTGCAACGAGAATGGTTCTAAGCCTCCCCGAGAAGCTTTCCCTTCCTCGATCTAACTTCAACTATACTCCTTACCGAACCGAATTGGCGCGGTTTTTGGGGCTATCGCTAAATCTATGACTTTCCGTTCAAGAAGTGTGCGATAAGATCAATCTAC